ATTTTCAAATGCTCCTCCTTCTTGTTCTTTTTTGTTTAAGAACTTATCAAAATCTTTATTGTCTTCACTCATATCGATGTGTTTATTAGATTATATAATTGTTTTTTATTTTGTTTCAGAATTTTTTAATGCCTTTTTAAATAAATATGATAATAGGTTTTCTTGTGATAAAATTTCATCTTTTTTTAAGTTTTTTATGTTTGTGCTAGAAAATATGGCATTAAATAACATAACGCAGTAACAATCTTCAGGTATTAAATTTTTGTTGTTGCCATTAAAATCCGAGACAGAGAACTTCCAATGTATTGGAGAAAAGTAGGTATGATTAAATAAAAACATTTTTTCTGGTTTTTTTCTTGTTATTGGCCAAAGAGATTCATACCCTAAACCAGCCCAACTAAACTTAAAGGTTTTGCTTGTGTCTATTTTTTGTCTTATATTATTTAAATGTTCTTTTAATATTTCGCAGTCTTTTATAGAAGCCATAAAACCTAAAGATGGTTGGTTTTCTTCCCAAGAGTAACCAACATAATCATATCTTTTTAGTTTATCAAAAATAGTATTTAAGTCCTTTAGTAAGATACAGTCTGAATCTAACCAAATACCACCGTACTTAACAAGCAGTGCAACTCTAACATAATCAGCTATGTGTGCTATTTCTTTTATCTTAAACAAGTTTTCTGGTATATCATCAAGATAATTTGAAAGATTGTCTTTATTTACTATGTTTAGCTTTATCCCTTCCCCTTTGTTTTTTTCAATAGTTTCTCGGCACATTAAAATATAGTCCGGGGTCTGAGTGTTTGGTTTATCATCCCAGTATATAAAAATGTTTTTTTGTAAATTCTCCATGATAATATATTTATTAAGATATAATCTATATAATTGTTTTTTTATTTTGTTTCAGAATTTTTTTTGATTTCTTTCTGTATTAAATCTCTTACAAAAGCACTAACAGATTTAGGCCTTTGTTTTTCAGCCATTGCCTTACTTAATATAATGTGATTTAATTCTTCAAACTCAGGTTCTGTTAAAAGCACTTGAATTTTTTTAATTAATTTGTTTACTATGTAGTCTTCCTTTGACATATTATTATAATAATATAATATTTTTACTAAGCAAAAAATAGAGAAGACTTACATCTTCTCTAATTTTTAAACTCTAATTTTTTTTTAAACTAATTCCTCAGCCCATGTGTTAACTCTCCAAGTAACATCTAATGCTTGAGCATCTGCAGTTTCATAATTTAATTCTGCATTTGGGTTAAGACCTGAAGTAATAAAACAATCTTCACATGTGATTTTTCTATAAATATCACCTGCTCTGTTAAATTGTACTATAACTAGTGTTCCTACATAGTCTTTTTTAAGACCAACTTCACCAGTTTCTGGATTGTATGCTAATCTGTACCAATCTCTCATTGTTTTATATAGATACATTTGATTTGCATCGTTTAAGTTTAATGAAAAATTCACAGTAACATCTAAGAATGAATCAGCAGGAATACCAGAATAAGATCTAGTTGACCATTTAAATTTTTGATCTACAACTCCTAATTCTTTATGAAGTTCTAAACCACTAATTGAATTTACATGTTGAATTAACTGTTCTTGGCCACCAACGCCTGCTGGAGGAAGAATAGTTACCTCAAACATATTAGCTAATACTGGTTCGAAATTCTTACCCTTCTTACTAGTTTGATCGTTTGAATAATGTGGTAATGCCATTTTGTTTTTCTTTTATTTTTAATTATATATCTTTAAAATTTCTTTAAAAATTAAGAGGGTATGTTTCAACCCTCTTAATAAAATTTATTTTTAGAAGTTACCTGTTGCGATTTCTCCAGTATTTAGGATTGTTGTTCTATGAACTATAATCTCTAAACCTTTAACCGGTTCAACAAATGTATCTAAGATACCCATATTGTTATCGATAATTTCATTAGTATTATTTGTCTGATCCATTACGTTTTTGTAAGCATAAACACCTTGATCTGCAAGAACTGATTCCATAAATGAATCTGCAAGAGTTTTAATCTCTAATCTTGTTTGTGCAGTGTTAAATTCAAAAACATAATCTTTAAGAATATCTGCAATACCATTTTCAATGAAAATTAGTACTTCTCTTACGTGAGCAGAACTTAAAGCAGACTTAATAGTCTGTTGTGCAGTTTTATTACCTTTAATTACAAGACCAACTCCTCTTTCGAATACGATTGGGTTATAACCAAATGGTTCTAAGTTATCTCTATCTGATTTATCAAATGGATATTCAGCTCCAATTACATTAGTACCGCCAACAACTCCTCTTCTTGGACCTGCAACAATTGACCATGGTAATGAATCTGTAAATTTATCAATGTAGTTATTAGAAACATAAGCAGCTGGTGGAACAACTGTTACTTTACCGTTTTCTCTTACATTTAAACCAGGACCATAGTAGAATCCATAATTAGCACCATCTCCAATTGAAGGTAAAGAATATGTACCAGTTGGATTCTGTGATAAATCACCTCCGTCTTTTACAAATCTTGTTTCAAAACTTCCAGTAAATGCATCTTTAAAAGATGGATCTGTAGATTTTTTAAATTCTTCAACAGTTGGAGCATTTAAGATACAAGAAACGTTTTGTCTTTCTTTTGCAATTTGTGTAAATTCAACTTTATTTAAAATACCACTTTCATAAGATCCAAAAGAATCAACAATGTATCTTAAATCAATAACATCTCTATCAACTAATGCCGCTTTAACACCTCCACTTGAGAATGCAGTTAAACAATCTTGAATACTTTGCTCAGAAATTGTTGCTTTATCTAAATTAAATAAAGAATATTCTGACGTTGCATTTTCAAAAGATTTTAAAGCATCTGTTGCAACAACGTATGCAGAATCAATTGGTCTATGACAAGATACTGTATATTCGTTAGTATCTGTTTTTGCAATTCTAGTTACTCTAGCTAATTTATTAGCAGCAGCTGCTGGTAAATAATCACCAACTGAAAGAGGAAATTCTACTGTTCCTGTAAATACTGCATTAGAACCTGAAACATTAACTGCAAATGCAGTCATATCTATACTTCTAGTTCCTTGAGCTGGAGTAGAAACAACGTATGTTTGAATACTTGCTGCTGAATCTGCTACGTTAGTATTTCCTGAGAAAGTCAAAGTAGTAGTATCAACTCCATCATAAGATGCAGCAACTAATAAATAACCTCCACCTGCTGATTCGATATATTTTCCATCAAAATCAGTTGAATAATCAACACCTGTTTCAACAATTTCTATTTCATTGGCAGTTACAGTAAGCGATGTTGCAGAACTTGTATCTACATTTGTATCAGAACTATAAGTAGCTTGAGGATCTTGATCTGTTGAATATGATAAAAGAGTATAATCTAAAGCTTCGTTATATGTTTCACCAATTAAATCAACATTTCCAGCTTCAACAGCATCTTCGTTAATTGCACAGAATAAACCTGTTCTTCTAGACTCTGCGTTTATTTGTTGTTCAACGTATAAACCATTACCTTCTAAATCTGTAAATCCTGGGATAATTGAACCAGTATATTGTGCTAATAAACTAACTTGTCTTTCATTTGCAAAATCTACTAATTTATCTTTTAATAAACCAGTTGAAGTAAAATAATCTCCATAAACTGGATCTAAATCCATTACAGAAGCTTCGAATTTTCCTTGAAATACTAAAACATCTACCATGTAGTCTGAAATATAATCAAACTCGTTAATTCCATCTGGGATACTGTCTTCGCCATACCACTCTCTTGCAATAACATTAAAAGAATTATCTAAATCCTGTGCTTGTCTTACAATAACTGTAATATTTTTTTGACCGATGTTTACTAAATTTAAAGCTGTAGGAGATGTTTCTAAATCTCCTAATGTTTCTAAAACTGATTGATCAGATGGAAACATAAACTTATCAGTGTTATGAAATTTTGCAAAATCATCTGTAGCTATAACGTTTGCAGCTGTATCATCAGAACCATCTGTACTAATTTTAGCATAAGAAGCTTTATCAGTAGAATCAAAACTTGCTAAGTTCATAGCAAGGATTGGACCTCTTTTTAATGCTTCTAAACATGATCTGTGAAAGAACATTCCTTTCTTTTCTAATTTTTTGTCGATTCCACCAAAGATTAAAACAAAAGTTTCTGTATCTTCAACGAAAACCGGCGTGTTGTAAGGTCCCTTTCTTGAGTGACCTGCAACTAATCTTATTGTCTCAGCAGATATACTTGATACCTGGGACTTATCAAATTCTAAACGGTATACACCACTAGATTTGAATTGTAATAATTGAGGACTAAGTGCCATAATTTTTATCTATTTTTTTTAGTTTTTATAATCTATATATCTACCTAAATCTAGAGTATTCTATAATAAGTCGTAAATGTCAAAGTTAAGGTCTCCTTGTTCTTGACTATCCTTATAGAGAGTCATTTCCATATAGTCATGAACTTCCGGATCAATAATATCTAGCAGCTCTTCTACCGAATCAGCGTATGCTGTAGTGTTAAAATATTCTGTTGCAATTATACTTGACATTGCAAGATCATCATGTCCCATTTGTGCACCATATTTACCACTTGGCAATGTACCAAAAAGACTTATTTCATTTGCAGTTTCAAATTCAGTTATATTCATTCTGTTAATCTCATATAATGATTTAAAGTTTTGGCAAAAGATTGGCTTATTATCATTCTTTATTTTAATACCATGTTTAACCCCTCTAGCATCATGCCTATGTTTAAATCTAAGTACCATCTCCTCATCAAAATCATTTCTTCTTGGAAATACTGTTTGTAGATATTTAAGCAGTACAGAACCATAAGTATTAAATTCAATTACCATCTTAACGTTTTCACTATATAAAAGATCTACACTAATAATATAGAGACATTTTGCAAAATCTTCTATTACATGTTCATTAGATCTAAACGTGCCTACCTGATTAAGTTTAAAGAAGTCATACATTGCACCAGGTGTTGCCAGATTGTCTATCTCCTTATTTGTCATTGGATCAACCCTAAATATATTAATGATTGAGTAGTCACCTCCATTACCTTCAGCAATGTCAACTGATAATAACCAATATTTGTCTCTATCTCCTAGTGTTTCAATGTCAAACCCAGGATGCCAGCTTAAAAAACCTTTAGTGTCTATTTGTGCATCTACAAACTCATCTATTTCATGGAATTCATAGTCTTTCATTTTACTTCTTAGTTTTTTCATAGAACCAGGATCTAATAATAAATTAGACGAACTAACAAACTCATTTCCATATTGTCTATTAAATGCTTCTATACTTCCTAAGTTTCCAAGTTCTCTCTTATACCAATCATCATCTCTGTCTGGATGTTGCCACCAATCTATTCTCATAGGAGCATATTCATTATCTCCTCGTTCAGCGGCACTATAAATCTTATAAAATTTATTAAAGCCATTCGGTGTACTTGTAATAATAATCCTTGAAACCTTAGAAGCTGAAAGCGTTGGATAAACGTTTTCGTAAAAAGTATCAACTATTGAAGGGTGAATGTGGGCAAACTCATCCAAGAACAAGAGGTGAATTGTAAAACCAATACCTGCCTTTGCAGTTGTACTCTGTCCTACAAGTCTACTTCCATTATCACATTTCACATTCATTACATCATACTTTGTAATTCCTGGCTTCATAAAGAATGGCAAGTTTTCTATAACAACCTTTGCTTTATCTATAATCTCTTTTGTAGTATCTGATTTATTTGCAAGTAATAATGTATTTTTATCTGTACTAAATGTTAAAAACCAGGCATTAAAAATACTAGCCATAACTGTCTTACCCATCTGTCTACTTGCAAGACATATATTAAATCTATTTTCTTGAAAGGCTCTCAACATATCCTTTTGATAGTCTCTCAATTTTACCTGTTGAATTCCCTCATCAGTAAGAACAACTGCATATTTCTCTGCAAAATAAACAATATCTGCAGCACACCTTGCAAGTTCTTGAATTTCCTCATCGGTATATTCAAAAACAATATTTCCTCTTCTTAAAAATTGTCTACCTTCATAAAATGGCATTTTAACCTGAGGCTTATAACCTTGGTCTAAAGCAACTTCAAGATCTTGGATCTTTTTAGTTGACCACACTAATCGGTCACTACTTGCCTGTTCCGTTTCTTTCGGTATCCAAAAATTATCACTCATTGTCTTCCGTCTCTGCGTCTTCTATATCGGCTTGTTGAATTCCAGCCTGAATTTGGTTCATTAAATCTTTTGTACCTCTTTGTATATTTGCACTTGAGTTATTACCACCGACTCTATTAAGTTCATCGTCGTTTTCTCTCTTCTTATAAAGTTCAAGGTCTCTGGCAATTCTCTTTGTACTTTCTTCAGTTGCCATTAAATACATTGTCTGACTCTTTATAATATCTAGCATTGATTTTTGTAATGTTGCAAGTACTTCAAACATTCTTGGTGCAAGTTCTCCACCCTCTATAGTTTCTAATAATGTCGTTAGGGCTCTCTCACCTGCTTTAAGTTGATAGACCAATGAACTCATTGTCATTTCGTCCATTCTCTTTTTAGCCATTAAATACTCATCCTTCTCAATAATCTCTGCATCAAGATAAAACTGCATAAGACTTGTGATAGTTTTCTTAGCCTGCTTTTCAGCGCCAGTTTTCATATCACCATAATTAATTGCTGGAGTTGCATTATGAAATTTAGGAACTGGTAAATCGCCTGGATCTTGCTCTACATCTATTTTTTCATCTGGCCCTAAAAGATCTTCTAACTCTTTTTTAATCTCGTCGGCTTGTTCTGAAATTGTTTTCTTTTTCTCTGACATTATCTATAGTTTTATAATCTATATATTCGATTATCTTGAACTGCCATATTTTTGTAATTGTAATGAAGGTATTGCATTATCAATTATTAAAGCATGTTGACTGTCTCTTACAACATATTGTTGCAGTACGTTAGTATGTTGCTCCTCTTCAATTGTCTTATCAAACATTCTAATATTTGTTACATTAAATTTATTTCCTCTAAGACTCCAATTAACATCAGTTTCCCAAATATGAGGGGATAATGTTTCTAAATTACCAGCGAACCCTTGTTCTAAGTCAGTTTGGCCAGTTGGATCCGTATAGTTATTTTGCTTGTCTAATACATAAATATATGCACTTACCTCTCTATATGTATTACTTAAATTAACTACAACCCCATACCATTTATCTTTACTTAAAATTATATTATGTTGAAATGAATAATCTTGTTGATTTATAATAATTCTAATATACATATTTGAAATACTTATAATTAAACCATTATCTAATATATTTGTACCATCTATTATTTCATGATCTTCACTATTTGTAAAATTAAAAGTATTGGTTGGGTTTATCCAAAATGTAAATGCCCTGTTTTCATTCATTTTTAAATTAGACATAGCTTCATAAACGACTGCGGGCGCTTGAAATTCATCCGCTAGCACAGTTGACATGTCATAATAATTTCTTGTAACAACCGTCCATCTATTTTTAAGATTAATATCATTTAATGCAAGATCTTTATGTACAAATTTTCTAACTCCATCCTGTGCCCTATGATGAGTACTTTGATATTGCAGAGGTTTTGTAACCTTTTCTTGCTCTTCTTTAATTTCTTCTCCAAATATTTCTTCAACTCCTTTTACTAAATCTGTAAGATCTTCTTCAAAACCTTCTTTATTTGTTGAAGTCCTATTTTCATATTTTTTCAACATTACTTTAAAATATGTAAGTTCTCTATTGAATTCATCTGCGAGACTTGTCATACTAACCTCATACATTTTATTATTGAAAGGAAAATACAAGTAGTCTCTACTACGTGGAGTTTTATTTTCTCCAAAATGTTTTCTAAATTCTTCACCTGTAATATGGATTTCAAAGTCTTCAAAGCCCATTCCAAATATATCAAAATTAGCCTGTTCTGTTGGAAACTCATTATCGGGTACCATTACCTTAATGCTTGCTTTTTCAATTACATCATATAATGAATATTCTTTTAAAATAACGTCTTTACTTCTTACATTTGGCTCTACTCTATAATAAGTAACATTGTGGCCATAAACACTATTTGCAAGGTTTGAAAGACTTTTATAAAGATGCGCAGGTTTTTGTAAGCCATAAGGATTATATAAATTTGTAGCATCGCATTCTACTATAATATTAGCGCATCCATCTAATTCAAATGGTTCGCAATCTATACATGTCTGTGGACATTCAACGACTGTTCCATCTTCATATTCTATTGTATATGTAATGCTTAAAAATATAAGTTCGTGTAGTGGTTGTATGTCTTCAACAGTTGCTCTAATCTCTAACCAAAGAGGTTTACTTGGATCAAAATCTATATCTAATAATTCTCCTACTAGAGTTCCTCTTGTAAGTGGATGCCATTCAGCATGTTCTCCACCTTTTTCTACAATATCATTTTGACTCCATCTAAATTCATAGCTAAAATAGTTGTATTGATCTGTCTTAACATAAAAGGTAACATCAGTAAGATCCACCTGTGAAGGTGTTTGCAAAACTAAAGTTTCAATATTAGGAGTACTATCTACTACAAACTCATAACCACCTGCCATTACAATGTCTCCATTGTTTAAGTCTAAATTTGTACCAAGACCTGTGACTGTGGAATTACCTGTCTCAAATGTTAATTTACCAACTGTAAATTCATTTGAAAATGCAGCCTTAATATCCCAATCTAAAACCTTTTTAACCTTTAAATACGGATCTACTAATTTTGCAATTATCTTATCTCCGACTTCAGTTGCTATATAACCTGTAACCATATATTATTTATCTGATTTTTAAAATTGATCCTCATCTCCAGAAACACCAGTCTTTCTACTAAACTTTTCAACGGTAGTAAAACCTAGACCAGCACCTGCAAGCCATAACATACCTTCAAACATATATTCCTTTAATGGAATTTCAACAAAAATGTTTACAATAAATGCAGTTGAAATTAAAACAAAAGAAATTAATGTAATAAGTCTTTTAGATGATGGCTGACCATCAACATCCATTAATATCTTTTCTAAATAAGATTTTTTATTTTCCATATAGCAAGGCTTCTTTTTGCTATATATCTTCCAAATAGTCAGTAATTATTAACGCTTCTGGGTTATCTTCATACCAATAATCAAATTCTTGTAAAATTCTATCACAAACGTTTTTTACATTTTGGTCATCAGTTGCACCTAGTTTTTCGAGTCTATCTGAAAGTGCTTTTAATTTTACTAAAGAATAATTAAGATTTTTTATGCAGCCTACTTCTTTTAAAACGTAATTAACAAACTCCATATCTTTTTCTTTAAAAAAATCAAAAGTTCTAAAACTACCTCTAATTGCTTTAAATTCAAAGTTTAATGTTTTTTCACCGGTAGATTTTTCACTTATTCTAGTAAATTTACTATTTTTAGAATAAGATATTTGAAACCATCTTAAATTAGGCATCTCATCCAGTATTTTTTTAAGAAAATAGATAGTATTTGCTCTTTTGTGTAAAATCTCGTGTGGAATTAAAGGTAACTCATCTACTTCTTTTCTAAAATATTTATATAATAATCTAGCAACGTCTTCTCTTCTTACTAATATAGTATTTTGATGTTGTTTAATTTTACACTCATTACATATTAATGTATAAAGCTTTCCATCTATTGAATTATATTTATATAAAGTAACTGCAATTACTTCTGGAAATAAATACCTAGGCATAAACTTTTATTTGATTTTCTAATTGTTTAAGGTCAGTATAGAATTGTTCTTTATTAAACTCTTTTAGTTCTTCTACTTCTCTTTTGCCAATTTCGTTTTTTTCCATATAAAATCTTAAAGCTTCATCAGAAGGCTGATATTTTTCTTTAACGTTTTTATTAGAACTCTTTGTTCTAGTATATATCCAACCTGGTACTTTATTAAAACGACTTGCAACCATTTGCCAAGAATCAATTACTTTACTTCCATTAATGCCATTAAAATTAAATAATTGTGCATTTGCTGGAAACTTAATTGACATAAAACGATTAATCATAAAATGATGTCTCTTTTTAGAAGATTCTTTTACGTTTGCATAACTATCTCTCTTTGTAAACATTATTTTTACAAAGTCAAAAAGTTTAGTTTCATCTAACATATTAAAAAAGTTTAGTGTTTGTTTTCTTACCTACTAGTTTTAACTTCTTTTTCTCTTTTGTTTCAGGAATATTTGCAAAGGCATCATATTGCTTTGGCGTTTGACTAACCTTTAACCAACCTGTACCTTCTAAGATTTTTTCTTTATTAGTTAATTGAGAAAGATCTGTACCTTCTAATACTTTTAATTCTGATTCTACACTTGAATATATTTCATTTTGAATTGCATCTGGAATAACTTTAGTATGCAACATCATTAGACTCATATTCTGTGAGATGTTATTTTTAATTTGTGCAATTGATGATTTACCTATAACTCTATAAACTACGTCTGCGAGTTTTTCTATTTCATCTTTATTAAACAGTTGATCTATAACGAACTGGCTGTTTTCTTTATTATATTGTTGAAATATTTTATCAGCAAGTTTATCTGTAATTGAATATGTTCTAAGTTTGCCGCCTTTCATTTCTTTCTGCCATAACACAACTGATGGGATATTATCTGACTTATCGCCAATCAATAGTTTATTAAACATAAATTCATCACAATTAACTTCTGTTAATTTAACTTTATTAGATTGAATCCAATCTTTAATTGCAAGTTTATATTCTTCTTTAACGCCTGAATATGTAGATAGATTAAATAATAAGTCGTCTGTGTTAGTTGTTTCAGATGTATTTAAGACATCAATAAAATCTTTGAAACAATATAGACTCTTTTGTACTGGAGAATACCATAACGCATAAGAATCATTTGCCTTTGAATAATTTACAAGCTGAATAAGATCTTTATCGCCAGTCCATATAATAGAATTACGACCTTTATTGATAAGCAATGTTGACCAGCCAAATAATACATCGTCTGCTTCTGCACCTTCTATTTTATGCACAACTACGCCGTGTTTTTGTAAGATGTTTTGGAACTCTTCATAGACATTATATACTGCATTCCAGTCTATAGAACTATCTGCCTTTCTTGTGCCTTTATATTCTGCAGTTGGAAACAAGTCTTTACGCCAGCTTCTTGCATCTACTGCAACAACAACTTTATCTATAAAGCCACGCATTTTTCTAACTTCCGACGCAAGATCAATTGCAAGTTTTCTCATTAGTGAAGCCCTTGATGCTTCATCTTCTAACATTACACCATTTTTTGGTCTTGGTAAAACAAAGAGGCGACTATGTAAAAAATAGTTACCATCAATAAGTA